TTATTTTAATAATGTTATAAAACCTTCAGTAATAATTAATGGTAATAGGACAAATGTTCCTATAATTTATGGTTCTCCTGAAAGATGGAAAGGAGTTCAAAAAGATGGATATTTTAGAGATAAAGAAGGTAAACTTCAAACACCTATCATAATGTTTAAAAGGGATAGTGTTGAAAAAAGAAGAGATTTAGGTAATAAATTAGACGCTAATAATCCTCAATTATATTATACTTTTCAAGAAAAATATAGTAAAAGAAACCAATATGATAATTTTAATGTATTACAAAATATAATTCCTCAAAAAGAATTCCACACTGTTGTAATCCCTGATTATGTTACACTACAATATTCTTGTATCATATGGACAGATTATATAGCTCAAATGAATAAATTAATTGAAATGATAAATTATTCATCAGATTCATATTGGGGAGATAAAGAGAAATTTAAATTTAATGCAAGAATAGATACTTATAGTAATACAACAGAAGTTGCACAAGGAGAAAATAGAGTTGTTAAAACTAATTTTGGTTTAACTATTCAAGGATATTTAATACCAGATAGTTTAAATAAAGATTTAGCTAAAAAACCACAAAAATTCTTTAGTAAATCTAGAGTAGTATTTAATAATGAACTTATAGTAGAACCAACAGGACAACCATTAACAAGAGAACAAGTTAGAGGAGCACCTGTAACAACAAATATAAACCAAATAGGAACCGGAGTAGGTTACCAAATATTAGGAGAATCAAATCAAATAGCATAAAATGGCAAAACAAAATACAACAACATTAAAAGGATATTTCGAAACGGGAGATATACCTAACCAATCACAATATGGAGATCTTATAGATTCTAATTTAAACTTATCTGAAACGGGAACCCAAATAGTTACAGGAACAATAAGTGCTTCTAAATTAGATGCTTCTACTTATATATCATCTTCAGGAAATATACAAGCTGTAGGATATGTAAGCGCAAGCGCAATAAGTTCATCAGGTGACATAAGTGCAGGTGGAAAAATAGCAGGATTATCAGGTTCATTTAGTCATATATCAAGTACTAGTAGTATTATAACTGTTAGAGATCAAACAGTATTCCAATCACCAGTAACAGCAAGTATTATTAGTGCAAGTGGACACATTTCTTGTTCAGGTTTAATAGTAGGAGGATCAGAAATTAATTTATTAGGAGGTAATATAACGGCAAGTGGAACTGTTACAGCAACTGGAGGTATTATAGGACCTGTAACTTCAACAGGAATTACATCTACAGGACCTGGAGTATTTACTACCCTAGATACAGGTCAAGGAGCTACTGAAATTCATTTAATGGATCAAAATATTAGAACTACAGATGCAGTTGTATTTACTACAGTTAATACAGGACAAGGTGCTAATGAATTATATGATATGAATCAAAATGTTACAACAACTTCAGCTGTTACTTTTGATTCAGTTACATTATCAAAAACAACAGCAGCAAGTGTTACTTATGAAGAAGGACAAACTATTACATTTAATACTTTTAATTCCACTATACAAATAGCAAATATTCCTGAAATTGAAGGTGTAACTGATACTGTCGAAGATCCAAAATCAGTAGAATTTACTGTAAGTAATAGTGCATGTAAAATTAGTTCTATAGTATTAGCATCGGCACAAAATGCAGACCTAACAATAGATACTTATAAAATAAATAATGGTAGTTTTAAGTTTAAAATAAATAATGTATCAACTAGTGCTTTTTCAGGTACAGCTACTCTTAATTTTGTAATATTATAATAACCCCACAATATGGCCATTGATTACGGGTTAAGAGAAGACAAATATCAAGTAATATCAGGTAGTGCTTATCTATTTAGATCTGGAGCTATATCTGACTCATCAACAGCTATATCGGCTTCTGTAAATCAAATAATTGCAATAACATGTTCTGCTAATTTTAATAATAGATTAACAAAATTAACTTCTGTAAACGCTAATGCTACTATTACTATTACTAGTGGTAGTTCAAATAAAGAAAATCTTCAAAACGATACTAAATTAATATTAAGATATTATTCAGGTTCAAAACTCCCTACAGATAGAATTGTTTCCTCTTCAGAATCAACTTTAGATCATTTATTAGGAGGAATAGGAACTAATATATCTTTTATAGATATACCTTTATTAAATGATGATGATTCTTTTACAGTAGCATATAAAACAGTAAGAGCATTAACTGCTTCTGTAGGACATAATAGAACTTTTAAAGCTACTTTAGTAGATGATGGTAGTACTTTTCAACCATCTTCTTCTTTAGGAGAAAATATGACTATTGGTAGTTCTTTTAGAATTAGAAGTGCTCCAACTTACACATTACCTAATGATTATTTATTAAGTTCTTCAGGATTTTTTACTATTACTAGTTTAAATAGTGGATCCGTAGCAACTCCTGATTTTTCAGGAACAGAAGTTCAAATAGATGGTATGCAAGTAGGTACTTCTCTTATGGTAGGAGGGGGAAGTGGAAGTCAAGCATTTGACCATAATTTAGTTCAAGAAGGATCTGGTTTTTTAAATCAAGAATTTTTTGAAGGATTTCCTATTCCAGAATCATCTTCAATAGGGTTAATTTTAGATCCAACAGATAAAACAAGTGGAGTAATAACAGGTTCAGGAGACGCAAAACTATATATGTCGAGTTCAGGTCGATTAGGAATGAACACAACAGATCCTATAACAGATGTAGATATTAGAGCAAATGAATTTCAAATTCAAAAACTAGCAACTAGACAAGGTTTAAGAATTAACCCCGAAGGTAATATTGAAAGTTTTGATAAAACAGCAGGAACAGCAGCTACAGGTAGTGAATTTATTTTAAATTATTCTAGAGGAGTTACAATAACAGCAGCCATATATAGTGTACTTACAGGAGCAGAATTTGCTGGTAATGATACACAAGCACAAAATACTTTTAATGCTTTACCTGAGAATGAACAAGCAAAATTACTAGAAAAAGCTGAATCATTAGGTTTTATTGCTCCTCCTCAAGTAGGAGATACAATAGGAGCTATTAGGTGGATAGCAGAATCAGGATCTGCAGGTGATTTTAACCCAAGAGTAGGAGGAGAACAAGCAACTATTAAATCAAAAGTAACATTTTCAGATAGTGATGGTGTAGCATCAGACTTGATTTTTAGTGTTGCAGGTAAAGAAGCAGGAGCATCTCCTGTAATGGTATTAAGAAATAATAGTATAGGTGTTCATCAATTAACAGGATCTATAATAGTAACAGGTGATATTTCAGCAACAAGTTTAAATGTTACTAGTATTACATCATCAATAGTAACTTCTTCTATAGTACAAACATATGGGTCTAATATATTTGGGGATGCTATAACGGATTCTCAAACTTTTAATGGTCATATAACGGCTTCAGGTAATATAAGTGCAAGTGGTATAATAAGTGCAAGTCAATTTCATGGGGATGGTAGTAGTTTAACAGGTATAACTGCAACTAGTTTAGGTACTAATATAACAGTAGATGGTAATATAACATTAGGGGGTAATCTTATTCATAAGAATGACTCCGATACTAAAATATCGTTTACCAATGATGATATAAATATCACAGTCGGTGGTATGAATATGTTAGACTTTTCTGAAGGTGATGTAGATGAAATAACTTTTAATGAATCTTCACAAGATTTAGATGTTAGAATAGAAGGAGAAGATGATGCTAATTTATTATTTACAGATGCATCAACACCAGGTAGAGTTGGTATAGGAACTAATTCACCACTATCAAAACTTACTGTATTAGGAAATATACATGCAAGTCAATCAAATGGTCATATAACAGCCTCAGGTAATATAAGTGCAAGTGGAGATATGACAGCTTCTGGTTTTATGGGGACAATAAATGGAGGAAAATTTTAAATATTAATATATGGCAGGAGAAATTACATGGGATCAAGCTAAATTTTCATTAGACTCAAATAAATTTACATGGGATGATGTTAAATTAGCAAGAAGAGCAGCAGCAGGAGAAGATTGGAACACATGGGAACAAAAAGATAAAAAGAAATTAATAAAATTAGTCTTAAAAGTCCACGGTAATACAATAACAGAATCTAAACAAAAAGAAATTAAACAATATAAAATAACAGCTAAAGATATTAAAATAGTAGTAAAAGAAGTATTAGGCGTGAAAATGATCGCTGAGGGCATATCTATTTAATATTTATATATAAACCATAATATGTACAAACTATTTACAGACAAAACTGAACTTTTTGAATGTAGTATATCATTACAAGGAGCAAGTTTAAAAAAATCAAAAGCAAGATTAGTAGTAGAAACCCCTGAATATTCATTATTATTTAATGGAAGTATATCTAAAGGAGGTAAATGTGAAATTCCTATTAGAAAATTAAAGGGTCTTATAGACGAAGATACTAAAGGTAATATTCGTTTAGAAGTTATAGCTGAAGATACATTTTTTACACCATGGGAAAGTGATTTTGAAGTAGATGCAAGTAAAAAAGTAACAGTTGAAGTTAAAACACAAACAACTAAAAAACCTATTGTTGAAACTAAAGTAAACGTGAAAGTAAAAGAAGAAAAACCAACAATCACTGAAAAAGAACACGTTATGAACTTATTTAAACTTTTAATAAAAGAAGATATAAACGTAAATAATATTTTCTATAAACGTAACGCGTTAAATAATGTAGTAGCAACATATTTACAAGAAAATCCCGTAGAAGATGCAAGTAAAATAATAGGGGGCATATTAAAAGTTCTTGAAAAAAAGAAATAAAAATGGTTATAAATGGCGTTAAACGACTTAACAGGACAAAATATAGAGGACACTTACCAAAAAGTTGTCCAAACAGACGGAAATAGTCTAGCCGACGGAACAGGTAGTTTACTCCCAATATCTTTCAATGGTAACAATGTAATAATTTCAGGCTCTCTTATTGCTCAAACTTATGTTGTAAGTGAAAGTATAATCAACATATCTTCAGGATCTACAGTTTTTGGAGACACAGTAGATGATAATCACACCTTTACGGGTAGTATTAGTGCAAGTGGAAATTTAACAGTAAGTAGTATTAATGGAACAATAAACGGGGGAACTTTTTAAAAAATATATTTATACCATATGGCTAGTACAATACAATTAAGAACAGGAACAGGATCAGCAATCCCATCTTCTTTAACACAAGGAGAAGTAGCTATCAATATAGATAGTGGTCTATTTTATTATGGTTCTGGTTCAGGTAATAATGTAAAAAACTTAGCTAATTTTGTACATGTAACTGCCTCAGGTAATATAAGTGCAAGTGGAACAATAACATCTACAGGAGGTTTTATAGGTGATGGTTCTCAACTAACAAATGTAGGTTCTAATATTTTTACAGACATTACAGCTTCGGGTAATATATTAAGTTCAGGATCTATAGTACACGGAAATGTTAGTGCAAGTGGAAATATAGTTGCATCAGGATTTATAACAGCAAGTGGAAGAATCCAAACATTATCCCACATTACCGCTTCAGGAAATATTAGTGCAAGTGGAGATGGATATTTTAGTAATATTGGTATAGGAACAAAATCACCAAAAGCAGAACTTCATGTAATAGGAGATATAAGTGCAAGTGGAGAATTAAGTATAGTAGGTGATATAACAGCATCAGGAAATATAATAGGAACTAGAGGTTATTTTGGTCAAAAAATTATAACTTTAGGATCTACAGACAGAAGTAATGAAGTTTCACCCTTTATTATAAAAATAGCTGACAGTAATGGTGAAGATGAAAAATTAAAAGTTAATCATGAAGGAGTATTAAAATTTGGAGCATTAGATACACTCCCCACTGCAATTACAGGGGGGCTAGTATATTCTTCCTCTAATTTTTACGTTGGTCTTTCTTAACTTATATATGTATAATTAAATAATAATAAAGGAAAATTCCTTAAATAAACAATAATATGGCAGAATGGAAAAAGGTAGTAGTCTCCGGATCTATTGCACAATTAGCAAACGAAACATTCATATCAGGACACATTACAGCGAGTGGTATAGTTAAAGCAGAACATTTATTTTCAACAGATGATGCTCAAATAACAGATGATTTAATAGTTGGTGGAGACATAGATTTAGATGGTAGTATTGACGTCAATGGAACAGCAAATTTAGACGTTGTAGATATAGATGGAGCAGTAAATGTAGCCGCAGCCTTAACTATGGCAACTAATAATAAAATTCAATTTAGGGACACTGCAATATACATTAACTCAGACGCTGACGGACATTTAGAATTAGTAGCAGACACTGGTATATCTTTTAAAATTGGATCAACAGAACAATTTATTTTAACGGATGGAGCT